AAGCCATGAAAAATGGTGCCAATGACTATATCTCCAAACCAGTACAACCTGATGTACTGCTAAAGAAAATAAATGAAGCGCTACAAAACGAAACTGTTATTGCAGCTCCTTCCGGCTCTGCTCCGTCCATATCAATTGCTCCATCATCCAATTTTCTGGAAGGTGAAAGTGAAGCAGCACGCCAATTATATAATTATGTAGGCTTAGTTGCCCCTACCCCCATGTCAGTTCTTATCAATGGAGCCAGCGGAACAGGCAAAGAATACGTTGCCCACCGCATCCATCAATTAAGCAAACGTGCCGACAAGCCATTCATTGCAATAGATTGCGGCTCTATCCCCAAAGAACTTGCAGCTTCCGAATTCTTCGGCCATGTAAAAGGCTCCTTTACCGGAGCACTTAACGACAAAACCGGTGCTTTCGTCGAAGCCAATGGCGGCACACTGTTTCTCGATGAAATAGGGAATCTAAGCTACGAAGTACAAATCCAACTTCTGCGCGCCCTGCAAGAACGGCGTATCCGTCCTGTAGGTTCCAATAAAGAAATAGAAGTAAATGTCCGACTTATCAGTGCAACTAACGAGAATCTTCAAAAGGCTATTGAAAAAGGTAATTTCCGTGAAGATCTCTTCCACCGAATCAATGAATTTACTTTGCGTATGCCTTCTCTGAAAGAACGTCAGGAAGACATCTTGCTTTTTGCCAACTTCTTTTTAGATCAGGCCAATCACGAACTCGACCGACATCTGATAGGTTTTGACGCGGCTGCCAGCAATGCACTGCAAACCTACTCGTGGCCCGGCAACCTTCGCCAACTGAAAAATATTGTAAAGCGTGCCACACTGCTCGCACAAGGCAGCTATATTACTTTAACAGAATTGGGATATGAACTGGTTGAGTCATCCAGTGCTTCTCCAACAAGCACAAGCCTCAGTCTGCACGACGAGGCAACAGAAAAGAAGCGCATCCTGGAAGCCCTTCAACAAACCGGAAACAACAAAAGCAAAGCAGCCCTCTTATTGGGCATTGACCGCAAAACACTGTATAACAAACTGAAGCTATACAATATCCAATAAAAAAGAGGATTGGGGAATAATTCCCCAATCCTCTCCACACATTCCCCATTTTTTCACATTCCGCCACACTGAGCCAAAACCGCATTTATACTACAAATCAACAAGTTATAAAACAAATTATACTTTGGCATGCCAATTGCTCTTTAAATATCAGAGAGAACAAACGAGATAAACTATTAACCTGTAAAAACTTACAATTATGAAAAAATTATTTGTAGCAGTAGCATTAGTAATGGGAATTGGAACAAGTGTATTTGCTTACAACATGAATCCGGCAAGTATCGAAACCGTTACAACAGTGAATGATTTCACTCCAATCGAAGTAAAAGATCTTCCGGCAGCTGTCCAAGAAGCCATTACCAAAAACTATGCAGACTTAACTATCAAAGAAGCTTCAGTTGAAGCAAAAGAAGATGGTACAAAGACTTATAAAGTTGTTTTAACCGACAAAGAGGGTACTGAGAGCACTGTACTTTTCAGCGAAAGCGGAGAAGTGTTGAAGTAAATGAAAGATGCCTAAAATGAAAAAAGGGAATGCTGTGAAGCATTCCCTTTTCTATTTCTTCAGTCCATATCAAAACCGTTCCACAAATTACCTGCAACAATTAAAGAAGTAGCGCTGAAACTAGGATTCTGAAAGCCAGGCAAAACAGCTACCGAGCCATACTGAGACGAAGGAAGTACACCGAGGAAATAATCCTTAGGATAGTCAGCATAGCGAAGTTTAATCATATCAGCGGAAATCTCAACAGAACTCTTACCATCCCAATAATCCACATTATAAGAATAAGCCAAATGTTTTTCCCATTGGGAATTTGAATAGAAATCGAAATAAATCTTCTGATAGGCAAAAATAGGAAGGAGGTTCAAATTAAGGCTAGTGCCATAAATAAGAGGATTCTCACCGTCAGCTAGTGAAGTAGTATCAAGACCAAGATACTGCATAGTAATATCTTTTTTCTTAGTGTTACCGGTACCAATGAATGAACCATAACCAAGCATATCCAATAATTTACAAGAACCATAGGCGAAGCCAAAGCCAGCATCGTCAACAGTTTTATCAGTTACACGAGCCTGAATCTCGGCAGAAATGTTACCAACAGGGGCATAAGGAACTCTAGTCAACTGTGGTGTATTAGCAGCATTAGAAGAAGCGGAAGTCATGTAATTCTCCATCTGGGTAAATGCCTGCGGAAGCGCACGAGAAATCAGGCGCAGCGGCACAGCGTAGAAATCATAATACTCCTTAATGCGGGTATAAGCAGCCGTATTAACCGGAACGGTACGGGTAAACCAGTCCGAAGAGATACGGTACTTATTACCGGGAATGGCAATCTGCCAATAACAAGGTAAAATTTCTCCAATTTTCGCTGTAAACAGTTTTTTACTAGACAAGTCGAAGGAAGAGCGATGGGTAGGAATTTTCGCTCGGTCTAAAGGATTAAAATCACTCATAAATAACAAAATTAAAATTAAACCATACGGTTAAAAATATTATTAGCGTCATTAAGTTTCTTGTGCTTAATCATATCACGACAGAATGTTGCACTACGGTACCGGAGTTGCTCAAGGAGCTGAACCGTTTCACATGAAACAGACTGTAAAATATCTGATTCTTGGCCGTTCGCAGGTAAAACGAACATACAATCCGAGAGTTCAGGGTATTGGGAACGAAGGCCATATACACTTCGCAAATTTTCATAATCCGCTTTCTTTTCATATTCTATGCCTGTTTTAATGATAAACATAATACGACCGGCGTAAGAATCAATATTACAGCCAAAGGAAGGCAAATGCCAGTTACGGAAGAACCTATAGACATATAGGAACAGCCGATACAGCTTATTAATATAAGACTCAATATCGACATCGCTAGAACTGTTGCAGAACCTAGTAAGGCACCTAGCAGAATGTAATATAATCTTGTCATCGTCAGTAAGAATAGGGTTAGCCTTAAGATATTGATAATAAGCACGAACAAGACTCAAAACTGAATCCTGTTTGTAGTCAATGAATCCATATTTTGCAATTCTTTTTGGCGTTGAGTGCACAGCTCGAAGAACTCGAGCAATCGCAACACTATCGTCATTGCGAGCAGACGAGAATCTGGGCAATAAGGTACGGATATACGACATGGGTGGAGTTGACCGAACACTGATGCCGTTGAAGTTATAGACTCTTCCGTTAACGACAGAATCGATTTTTTGCTCAATCTGTGCATAAGTCTCTTCACCTTCCACGAAATCACAACCTTTCTCAAAGAATCCGACAGACGCTCGCGACTTGGGTCTAAACGCGCGGCATGAGCGATATAATAAGGGAGCAGAAGTAAGGCTATTAACGTAACTCGCAACGTATGAAGAAGCTCCACCTCGGGCAATCTGGAAATCTGAACGACCGAATTTCCAACTCTTATCGTGACAGTATCGTAATACCTTTGAGACTTTTTCCGAGTTCGTGAATAATAAGATATGATAATGCGGACGGAAATGCACAGGGGCGTACTCACCGACAGCGTAGAAATGTAGCGTTTCATAAGAACCTAACTGTTTATATAAATATTTACGTAATCTTTTAATATAATTCTGAACATCAGCGTAGTTCAAAAAGGGAATAAGGTTATCACGACCGTATTGTGCAGAAGCGGGATAATCCGTTTTGTCAACCGCTTGCGTCTTATAGATAAAACTACGAATAGCAGCCATACTAAGAAACCAATTATCCTTAACAGGAGCATATTCCTTAATCTCACGGTCAAACGGCACTGTACCCTGTACTTGCTCGAAGAATATATGACACAACATGGAGTCATCATCACATTGATATTCAGAAACAGGGATATATTTATGATATTCATGGCCAAAATGAATATCTCCCGAAATGCCTAGAGTATCATCATAATCACTATGCAAAACCTTACAAGCCATAAGAGGGATATGCTCATTAGCATAAGTAAGTGTAATAAAATAAGAATACTTAAAAGCATTTCCAGCGGACTTCACACGCATGGACGCTTTTTTGGCTTTCTTATGAATACAATAATCACATTGACCGCAATCTACAGCAATACGTGCACCATTATATTTATTTGTGATAAAGGAACGATACTGACAATGGTCGACAGATTTAAGCAAATCGGGAGAATATTTCATAGTTATTTACGTTTATCTATCATTTGTCGGCGGTTACGCGAACAAAATGAAATATGAATAAATGTCGGATAGATAATAAGCTGGTCGAATGGCGAAACATTATCAGAGAAAAAATGAATCATTTCGAGCAACTTACTAAACGAAGTAGAGCCATAAGGTTTAATATCAATAGCTTCACCCACAAGATGCTGAGAATTCGGAGCTCCATTACAAGCCTTATTTTGTTCGGGAGTACGTTTAGCGCTAGTTACCGAAAAATGAACATTAGAATACAACAGGTATTCAAAAAAATGCATAAGAGTATAATTCATAGTCCAATAGCATTAAGAATATAACCTAGTGCAGCAGATACAGCACCAATCACAATCTTCCAAATATTATTACTCTTCATCACTTTGAGTTTTAAGTTCAACAAAATCATTCTCTTCTTTAATTGAATCCACAATAACAATAAGACCCAACGAAGAAATTCGCTCAGAATAATTTCCAAGACCATCGAGAGAATTGACAATATAAGGCGAAACAACATCGCGACCAGTATTTTTGTCTTTAACTGAGATAATAAATTTCTGCATAATCATAAGGATTTAAAATGTTAATAATGATTGTAACTTCTAGCTGGGAGTAAATGTACAAACTATTTTTTACAATTCCAAAAGAAATCTTTTTTTTTAGATTCTACCGTGGGGTGTGAGTTGTGCGTTTATGGACAAGGGAGAGGAGAATCCGAGAGGATAACTCGGATTTGCTTCGCACACAACTAAGGGCTTCGCTTAATTAACAAGTAGATGTATACAGGGGGTATAGGCACGGCAGGTCAGATAGAACCTGCCTTTGCGCACTCCGTGCTAAAATACCGGAGCGGAACGCTCCTATAAAGAAGTCGCTCCGCTCCATTTTTCGACCAGGCCCTACGCGGGCGGCGGGTGTATATCGCTCAAACGCCGCGATGGGCTTCTAGTCCTAAAGAATGTTAACGGCTAATAACCAATACCATTAGAACCATTATAAATAGTAGTATTACGAGGGCCGTAATCATTACGAAAAATCTGAGCACCAGGACGCATAGCTCCAATTATATTACCAGCACCTTGGAAGATACGAGACGTAAAATCTATAGCATTACGCAGACCATAGGAATCGAAATCCTTCTTAGCATTGCCAGCAGACCATTTATAGTAATCACGGATAGCCTTATCTTTAGAATACTGAATATTCTTACGATTATTAACATTTTTATAATCCCATAGAGAATCATAATACTGTGTATAGTAAGCCATATTCGTAGCACTTATAAGAGCATCAGCGGTACCAGAGGCTATTTCATTCTGAATTGTTTGACCTTCTGCTTGAGCTCCAATCAGAAGAGCACGCTTAAGTTCAGTACGAACCTGTGCCTCAGTTAGTACACCTTGTTGAACAAGATTATACAAATATTGACATTTAGTAAGCAACTCCGCCTGCTGGTTAGCGTCCATATATTTATTAAGTACAGCTTGGGCATCAGCCTGCAAATAAATATGAGTCGTCTGAGCCGCAGAAAGTTTGCCGGCAGCAACAGCATTCTCGAGTTCCTGGCGTTCTCTAGACTGATCCAGCTCAGCGGAGACGCGACCAGTATTAGCATCCCAATAACCGGACTCACCAACACCAATATTTTTATAATTAGTATCTCCTATAATTTTTTTTGCCAAAAGAGGAGTAAGAGTCTCAACCTGGTTAGACTCAGAAATAGCCTTACGGGCCTGGGCAAATGTTGCCAATGCGGAATCAATGCTAGATAAATCTACATGTACACCTTGCATAGCAGGAGTAGAAGGAATCGAAGCCTGGGGAGAAGGACCAGGAGAAGCAGAAGTACCGGCACCGGTAGGACTAACAAAAGGGTTCAAACCGCGAGCAATCTGGGCAGCAGGGGAATTATACTGATTTTGATAATCAACCATATATTTCTGCCATTGCCGAGATAATTGAGCCTCATTTTGCGCAGCCACACGATTCTGTGTAGCGATTAATTCATTTGTCGCATTCGCATTAGATTGCGACATAGCATTAATCATGCTACCGAATAATGCACCTATCATTGAGCACTAGGAGCAGGTGCGGGTTCCGTAGACGGCGCTGCTTCTTTCTCTGCCTTCTCTGCCAATTGCTCTTCCAACATTGCCTGCGCATACTTAGTTAAATCAGACTTTTCACTAACCAACTGTTGCAATACAGCTTGACGCTCTGATAGAGTTTGACAATGACGGGAAATAATACAATTAAACCGGTCTTCATCGGTCATACCGTCCATAAAAGTAGATTGAGAAGGATACATCTGCGCAAGAATATTCTGAACATTCATATCACCAAGCAAACGACGGTATTTTTCTTGATTAAGAAGAATAGACGTCATATCCATATACATATACGAACCGTCAGACAACTCTTCCAGCATAACCGAATCATATACACTAGGCTCGTAACAGGGATTTCCTTCGACCAATTCAGGAGTAACACTATCCTGTTCAAACTCAGGGTTTACATAAGCAAAATTTCTCATAACAACACACAATTAAAAAGGTAAACCATTTCTATCCAAGTTCTGTACAGCGTATACTTGGAAATTAACATTACATAATAATTGATCATAAGCCACATTATACTTACTAGTAGAAACTTGCGGCTCAAAAATAGAGTTTAGCTGTTGAGGACGAATCTTAAATGATTGATAACTTAACGAAGATTGGCCGGCAACCTGGACGTCAGAACCACTAAGCGGAGCAACCCAAGATTGATAAGCAGCTTTAGGACGAAATGCGCCATGAACGGTATCAACGGCAGATTTCCATTGCCAGTAACGCAGATTATAACCAATATTACCAGTAGGAGCGGACGGGCTATTATTAAGAATCAGAGCCGAAACGGGTTGCATACCTAACTGGTCAAAAGCAGGCTGTGGGAAATCAGAGATAGATGTGCACAACAATTGAGGATTATGACCCTTAAGAGACCAATCAAGCAAGGGAACAGCATGGTAAACACACATAATCACCTGATGCTCAGCGCCACAATCATAAGTAAGAGTATGTCCAGACTGGGAACCAACACCTTTACCAGCAATAACAGCCTGAGATCTATCATCAGTCAGATTGGTGTTAAGAACCTCATTGATATTAATCACATTAGACCAACCACCAATATAATGCGCATGATTACCCATGTATTCAGGAGCCTTAATGCCAAACTGAGCGGACATCTGGTCAGAGTAGTCTTTGCTGGAAAATTGTACTACTTCTTTCCAGCGCTGCAAGTATTCAGTTGCACGGATTGAGAGGGCAGAGAGGTCGGAATTAAGAAAAACAGGAGTTTTAGAACCTGGGCCGGCAGAAGAAAGAGCAACAGTTTGGTCCGAAGTATTAACCAAACGAGGAGCAGAAGGATTACCTGCAACAATTAAAGAAGTAGCGCTGAAACTAGGATTCTGAAAGCCAGGCAAAACAGCTACCG